GTCCTTGAACGCCTCGATAAGCGCAGTACGTCCGCCAAAGTCGGCCCAGACCTTCAACATCTCGTTTCGATGCTCAGATGACGCACTGAGTGCACCACCGACAGCCTTGTTGATATCGGTGAAGAGCTTCTTCGACTGCTCGAAGTCACCAATGATCGTTCGGAACGAGGATGCCCACCCCGAAGCCACGCCTTCCTTCAGCGTCGACATCAGCTGGGAAAATGTCTTGACCGTCTGAGCCGCCTCGGCACCGTCCTTACCAAGCTGGACAAGCCGCTTAGCCGCTTCAGTACCAAACCCCATCGCCTTCAGTTTGGCCTCGTCCAGATCGCCAGAGAGACCCTGAAGGGTGGTAGCAAGAACATCAGAGGTTAGCCATCCGTTCTGCATCTGTTCACGGAAGGTGCCCCCCTTCTTCTCCCACTCCTCGAACGATGCTCCAAGCGGAACATCGGTGATGGTCTTCATGGCCTTACCTGTTTCGAACAGGGCCTTCTTGAAGAGCTCACCACCCATGCCCGCATTGACCACCGAGTTCCAGTCCATCAGGTTCACCTTGCCAGCAGCAAGAGCCTGAGAGAGCTGGTACATAGCAGTTGAAGCTTGATCGGACGTCGAACCCGAAAGAGCCGCCAGGTTAGCAATACCCTTGATCGACTTAACCGACTCATCCAGTCCAACACCGGCAGCCGTGAAGGTACCGATATTTCGGGCCATCTGTGAGAAGTTGTAGATGGTCTGGTCTGAGTAGTGGTTCAGCTTATCGAGCGCGACATTGACGTCCTCGAGATTCGAGCCCTTGTCCTTCGTGTTGGCCAGAATCGTCTGGATCGAGCCCATGTTGACTTCGTACTCCTGGAAGCCTTCCATGATCGGCTTGACACTCAACGACTTAGCCAAGTTGATGCCTGCGTCAACAGCACGGTTGGTGATGTTCTGAAGGACTGTGAAAGCAGTAGCGCCCAGTGCGGTGAACTTACCCGCAATCCCTTCGACAGCGTGGCCGAGATGGCTCAGATCGAACGCTTTAGAAGCGGCGCTGAGTTCATTCATGCCCTTGGAAGCATTGGCGAAATCGAGGCTCTTCTGAAGCTTCTCGAGGCTCTGGAGCGTCGTGCCCAACTTAGCTTCGAAAGCCTTGTTGTCGAACTCCATCGCTACTACTCGATCGTCAATCTGATTAGCCATTTCTCACCTTCTTCCACACGTTGTCGGCAATCTTGTCGAATATGGGGCGGATCGCTGGATTGATGAAATCACGTCCTTGAACGTAGCCACCTGTTCCGGTGGCGTGTCCGTACTGGATGAGGATCACGATTGGGATACCGTGTCCGTTTACTTCGTTGGTGTTGTACCACTCGATCCCAGGTCGTGCACCTCGATGAACTCGATATCGCCACGATCGTGCCGTTAGGCCTGAATCAACCGGGGTCGCCGAAGCCAGAGCCGCTACGCCTTCAGCGCCAAATCGGTCGAGTTCTGCGTAAATTTCCCCCCGGAGATTTTTCCGGATCCATTTTTCGGTTGTCTGGGAATTCTTTCGAGTGGTCGCTCGGATCATGCCAGACGCATAATCCAGTTAGCCACCCGATACGGCGGAAGGTTCTTGTCCACTCCAGAAACGCCTTCATGGAAGACATCCACAGAAATGGCCGGATCTGCACTGCTCACGGAAATGCCAGGATCCGAACCAGGGATGAAGTGGTAGTGATCACCCGCACCACTCACATTCACCGGAACGGCGTCAGCAACAGCGGCGGTGTTATCTCCCTCAGCAACGTATCCGTTGTTTGAGTGAAAGTGGTTTGTGTTTCCAGAAGAAACAACATTGGCAACATTAGCAAAGTGCCAGTGATCGCCATTAGTGGTGGTGGTTCCGCCGTGGTCATGTGCCGCTTGGTCAGCTGTGTGTGAGTGCGCTGGTTGATCAGCGGTAGCGCCGTGATCGTGCGAAACAACCACAGCATCCTTCGAGCCGCCAGTTTCCATGAGCGTGTCAAACGCTGGAATACCAGGATGGAGACCAAAGATGGTCTGACCTCGAAGGTCTGGAAGCTTGATGTTGCCGACAGCGGCAGCACCATTCACACAAGCAGGACCAGTGCCCCATGCTGTAGCAAGCGTCGGCGCCAGATCGGCGTCATACTCAGTCGTGCCATCACAAAGTCCCCACCCCTCAGGAACTCCAGGAATAAGACGGGGCTGAGGAACACCGACCGGACTGTAGAGCAGCATGTCCTCAATGCCGGGGTCTCCCTGAGGACCCCGAACATCGCCAGCATCGATCTGGGTGTCGTCTTCTCGAGTGATGATGAGTCGGTCGCCAACGACAGCTACAGCCTTGATCGCAGCGTCGGCAATCGCCTTCATCTTTTCGGCAGTGTAGCCATTGATGGTAGCCATGCTGCTCCTCTCTAGTTTTCCGTAGTGTCGCTGAGTTGGTACTCGTCCGGACCAAGCATGATCGCGTTGGCGTTGTAGATGTTGAAATATCCGGTATCGGGATCAACAGCAAACAGGCCACCCTGCGCCGTCTCAGCAGTCCAAGTGCCATCGCCGTTATCGATGATCTTGATCTGAGGGACGTCATGCTTGTCGTACGTGTCAAAGATGGTGAACGACCCATCTTCATGGAACTGCACGTGAATTCCGAGAGCAGTGAACTGCTCAGGGTCTCCAGTGACAACGAGAATGTTTCCTCCACCGGAAATGAGCTTGTAGGTACCGTCACCGTTGTCGATGACCCTCCAGCGGTACCATTCCTTGATGAAGTCGTAGAGCTCTGCCATTGAAGGCAGATTTGGGAGGGATACAGCATCTCCGTAGAGCATCTTCTCGATAGCCGCAAGAAGACCTTCATCGAACTCTCTGGAATCGATAATGAAATGGGCAGACGGCCGAAAACCAGGAATGGTTTCAGGAATAGCCGAAATATCCCACTCAAACTCGACCAGACTTGGGCTCACCGACTGTGTGGCGTAATTCTTGTCCTTCGGGAGCGCCATTACGTTGTAGATGATGTGGATCTTGTATCCAGCCTCATCGCCAACTAGATCGTTACCCACCTTAGTGCGATATGACAAGTGAAAGAACCCAGGCTGCTGGTCACCGACCCACATGCCGTGGCGAAGCTCTCCATACCCCTCAAGCTCAAAGAACTCGTCGGGATATGTGACCGCCTTTAGGGTTGCGGCAAAGTCACCAAGAGAAACGAGATCGTTGATCTTCATTCCATCGAAGTAGACCGGAGAACTTTCCTTGTCAAATGTTTCGATTACTGCAGTGAGTCCGTTCCAAGGAACTGCCGAACCGTCAGGCAGAAATAGGACGCCTCGATCCAAGCCTGTCTCATAGGTTCTAGAACCTACTTCATCCCAAACGAGTACGGGCATAGTCCTCCTTTCATCCCTTGGTTCCGTATTGTGCTCTACGACGGGCGTTTTCTTCTCGATTCCGCATTGCGATCTCGTGACGAGACATCTTCTTCGGCTTCGAGTTCTTGATTCCGGCAATGCGAATAAGCGTGAGCAAACGATTGAGATGCCAGTACTGCGCTTCCCAAGGAATTTGCGCCGCAACCATCCAGTAGTAGATCAACTCGGAAGTGATCGTTTCACCGGACGGACCTCGACGCTCTTGAATCTGTGAAAACGTCGTATCTGATTGACGAGAGTCGATGTAGCGCTGAATCTCATCAATGCTTGACTGTGGACACCTATTCAGAACGTCGAGGTCCGCATTCGGCGTGATTACCATCGCCTTCAGATAGCCGAAGATCTCCTGAGGCGTCTTTTCCCCTGGAGTAAGGAACGGCTTCTCGTAAAGCGACTCCCATTTTGACACAGAGACGAGCGAATGCTCCATGTCCAGTTCGACTCGTGGCAGGGTGACGAACTTCTTGGTCCGTTCGTTCCACCACTCATCATCTTCTGGTATGACAAGCCTGAGCAATCGCTGTCTCCTATCTCATGGGCCTTACGGAGCGGTGTAGTCGTACGCCCAGTCGTTGTCGGTGTTGGGCGCAAGAATGTAACCGGGGTTCGGACGAGCCTCGATGACCGTGTCCTCCGCAATGACGAGAGGACCAGCAGCGACAGGCTGACCGGTGTTGTTGTTGTAGTACGTCACGTTCGCCGTGGCGGGGATCGTGATCGTGTTGGTGCCAGCGTTGAACGCCGGAGCCGCAAGCGGAGCAAGCGGAACAACGTCACCAGCGAACATCGCGATGACCTCATCCGGAAGAGGCAGACGAGGATCGACACCCGGAGCGCCATACAGGATGGTCTCGAGAGCGGCGAGGCTGTCAGCATCCACCTTGGTGGAATCGATGGTCAGGATCGAGGTCGGCTTCAGACCGGTCACCGCCACCGGGGTGGTGGAGATGTCCCACGAGAACGTGAGAGCCTCGGGCGAGTCGTTGATGGTGTTGAAGGCCTTCTCCGAAGGGCTGGCCTGGCACCCGTACACGAGATGCAGCTTGTACCCGTGATCGTCACCCTCGATGTCGTTACCGACCTTGGTACGGTACGACAGACCGAAGACTCCTCGACGCTGCTGACCGACGGCCACACCGGGGGTGGGGACCGCAAGTCCGTCGAACTGCTCGAACTCAGCCGGATAGGTGAACGCCTCGATGGAAGCGCTGAACTCTTCGGCCGAGAAGAGGTTCAGGTACTTGATGTTGTCGGCGTACTGAGCATTCGGCTCGGCACCCGAGGGCGACTCGGTGACGGAGGTGAGTCCGTTCCAAGCAACGCCGTTGGTGTAGGCACCCCCACCATCGGGGATGTAGAGGACACCGTGGTCAACACCGGTTTCATACCGACGCTCGCCAACCTGGTCCCACTCGAGGACTGCCATGGTTTCTCCTTAGAAATGAAGACTGTAGACGTGGTGATACAGACCATCCACGGGAAACGAACGATCGAAAGCTGCTGACGGAAGAGCGCCCACCTTGAGGTGGGTTAGATCATCCGGGTCTCGAGTCACATGAGTGATCTGATACCGCATCTTTCGCCGGTAAGGGATGTTGTCCCCGTGGTCCGTGTGAATATCATCTAGCTTGTAGATGAAACACGGGTACTGCATTTGTACGTTGGTCGTGGGTTGGAAATACACACGATCCGCAGCATCAGGAGCGTCCAGAAGCCCCTCAAGCAGGGTCTGGAGCTGCTGGCGTTGGGCCATTGTAAACCTCCCCAATGTTCAAGATGAGGCGAGGGTGTTTGAGCTCGACCGAAGTCACAACCCAAAGCACCCCCTCCCACCTCACGTACTTGATCTTCGAGAAGTGCTTGACGGCACGCTCGTCGGCGACAACGCTGATCGCGTTATTCACGGCAAGATCGGTATTGACCTTTTCGTCGCCATCCCGTTGGGTCATTGTGACCCGAATGACGTCACCGAAATATCGATGCTCAGTGATCAGGTCTTCCCACACACCTGGTGCGGTCTTAACCTGCTCTCCATAACCGACTTCGCCGGCGAAACGTGCCATCTCACACCTCCCTTAGAACTACGCGTTGTTCGTGAACGTCCACTCGTCGTCATTGCTGCTGGCGAAGAAGAAGCCAGCACCAGAGGGCTCAGCCTTGACCGTGACCGAGCTGTCCTCCGGAACCGCGTACGGCGAACCGGCGGCGGTCATGACGGCATCGGTAGCGGCGTTGCGGTAGACGACACCGGCCGTATCGACGATGGTGATCTCCTCGTTCTCCTCGTCATACGTCGGCGCAGCCGGAGCCACCTCGACAGCGTCGGCATCCACGACCGTGACGACCATGGCGGACTTCAGCTTGACGAGCGCACCCGACAGACGGGTCTCGATCAGGTACTTGTACTGGTTGTAGTCGATGTCGAAGTCGTCGAAGAACGACACCTCGCCACCGCGATCCGCGCCGACCGTGTAGTCGATCAGATTGACGATGATCCCGATCAGGTCGGGCTCGTCCTCCATGACCTCGACGGTGACGACCTTGTCGACGCCCAGCTCGGCC